CAGGTACAAGCCTTTAGTGCTTTTGTTGACCTAGAGTCTTCTACTCAAGTGTTTATCCCTGCTATCGCTCAGGCACAGGTACTAAACGCTACAGACACTGAGACTGCTACTGAGGTCGAAGGACCAAAGGTATCTCAAGGACATTTACTTGATGCCACTAACATCGAGACTAGTACTGAGGTAGTAGCACCTGCTATAGCTCAAGTAGGCACCTTAGGGGCTGTTAAGCTTGAGTCTGACACTGATGTAACAACACCAGCAATAGTTCAAGTACAAGTCCTAGCTGCTATTGAAACTAAAGCTGAAGGTCAAGTATCGAATCCAAAGGTATTTGAAGCACAAGCACTTACTGCTGTTAGCTTGGAGTCTGAGCCTGAAGTAACTAACCCTAGCGTAGACCAAGTACAAGTTCTAGGTATTGATAAGCTTGAGTCTGAAACTGAAGTAGTAACACCTAGTGTTGCTCAAGTACAAGTCCTTAGTCCTTTTGTTGATATAGAAGTTACTACTGAAGTAACTGGCCCATCCGTAGTTGAATCCTACGTACTAGGTGCTAATGACACTGAGTCTGCTACTGAGGTTGTAGCACCTGCTATAGCTCAAGCACAAGCACTAGCTGCGACTGACGTTGAGTCTTCTACTGAAGTATCTGTCCCTGTCTCGAACGGAGCTCAAGGACTAAGTGCTACTGACATTGAGTCTTCTACTGATGTAACAACACCAGCAATAGATCAAGTACAAGTCCTAGCTGCTAATGACACTGAGTCCTCGACTGAGGTTGTAGCACCTGCTATAGCTCAAGTAGACGCCCTAGCCGCTACTAACACTGAAGCTTCCACTGAGGTAGTAGCACCTGCTATATCTCAAGCACAAACCATTAATGCTGGTGGCATAGAGTCTGCTACTTCGGTATCTAACCCTGACGTAGACGAGCTCAACACTTTTGATGCTACTGACGTAAGTTCTGCTACCACCCTTACTCTAGTAGAGGTAAGTCAGACTCACACGCTAGCTAGTGTTAATCTAGAGTCAACCTCTGAGGTAACAGCACCTAGTTCTCGTATAACTAGTTCCCTTCTAGCTGTCTCTGTTGAGTCTGATACAGAAGTAACGACTAACAATGTAGTTGTCTTCTATAACTTCACCGCGGTACCTGCTGAGTCTACCTCAGAAGTAACAACTAACAACTTAAGTACCCGTCAGGACCTCACAGCAAACGATGTTGAGTCTTCATCTGAAGTAACTCAAAACACTGTCAGTGTTATCGGTGCTGACATAGGCCAGACAGTGTACGCCCCCACTGAAGATACTAGCCTCTACGTAGAAACTTACGATCTAAACCCACAGGTCTTTGTACCTGCCGAAGATAGAACAATTCTGGTACCTGCCTCTGACGTAGACTTCACTGTGCGAGTGCCTGATACTAACAACACTGTAACTGTTGGGACAGAGGACTACTCTAACCAAGTCTTAGTCTTGCACTCAAACCGAACAGTATTAATACCCGCGGGGAGGATAGCAGCGTAATGAAATGGCCTTTTAAAGACCCAGACGAGGTGCAGGATTACTCAGTAGACTGGTCCCGTTTCCTTGGTACAGACACAATAGACTCAGTAGCTTGGTTCGTTAAAGCTCCCGATGGAACTAAGACAGCTATAGCTAATAGTGGGACTGTTGATGGTCTTACTCTCTTCGGTAGCGGAAACACAAATACAGTAGCTGTAGCTCGTTGGTCAAACGGAACAGCTAACAAAACGTATAAAGTAACATGTGCTATTACCTACAATACAGTATTGGTAGCTGAGCGTGTTATACAATTACCAGTTAAGGAAAGATAAGAATGGCTTACAACTACTTAGAATTGGTAAATGATTTAAACAGACGTGTTAACGAAACTGAACTAGCTGCTAGTAACTTCCCATCAGCTACCGGTTTTTACAACACAGCTAAAGACGCTATCAACTCCTCTATTCGACTGTTGAACCAAGAAGCTTTCCAATGGCCTTTTAATTACGTAGAGCAGGAAGATACGTTGACAGCCGGCGACCTGCGTTATGATGTCCCAGCTAATGCTAAAACACTAGATCACAATACCTTCCGTATTAAACGAAATGCTACTTTTGGTAATGAGACTGTATTGCTTAAGTGTTTGGACTATGAAGAGTATCTTAGTAAGCACATTGATGACGAGTACAACAACACTGATGTAGGCATCCGTGCCTTACCTCGTTCTATTGTCCGTGCTCCTGGAAATCAATACGTTGTCTACCCGTCGCCTGACAAGGCCTATGAGCTCGTGTACGAGTACTACTCACTGCCAGTTGACCTTATCCTACACTCAGACGTACCTTCAGCCCCTGAGGCGTACCGTCACATCCTTGTAGATGGAGCTATGTACTACGTACAGATCTTCCGTAATGACAACGAGTCAGCTAATATGTCCTTGGATAAGTTTAAGGAAGGTATTAAGAACATGAGAAGTATCTACATCAACCGTTATGATTACGTACGTGATACACGCGTAGCTCGTTCAGGCTTCTCTGCTTCACACGCACGGGTGTCCTAATGGCTACGGGTTGGGAAAGCTTTCCTATAGAGCTAAAAGGTGGGCTTGTAAGTAACCTGTCACGCCTGCAGCAAGGTATCAAAAGTCCGGGTTCTGCTCGTATCTTAACTAACTTCGAGCCTTCTATTAAAGGTGGCTACCGTCGTATTGATGGGTTTGCTAAGTACAGCCCTAATAGTATACCTGTTCATGGCTCCCCTGTCACACAGGGAAGTAGTCAGACTGGTACAACGTTAGTACTAGGTAACTTACATAAGACACCTGTAGTGGGTGACACATTTACTATTGCAGGGATTTCTGGCACGTATACAGTAGCTGCATCTGGTGTTTCGTATAGCTCTATTAACAAAGAAGCTACACTCACTCTTACAACATCTCTTGCTTCGTCTCCAGCTGATAAAGCTGCTGTTGTCTTTACCAACAAGACATCCCTAGTTACAGGTCTACACTACTACTTTAACTCTACCACCCTAACTCCAACAACACTAGTGATACGAGATAACGTACTGTTTACAGGTGCTGGTAATGGTTGGACAGATGCATCTGCTCCTAATTACGGTAGTGTTGTAGTAGATGGTGCTTCTCAAACAGGATCAGCCCTTGTTGTTTCTGCGATTGCTAGTGATACGTACGTACCTCACATCGGGTCTACTTTCTCAATAGCAGGTGTTGAAAAAGTCTACACAGTACTAGCTACACCCTCAGTAACTTCAGGTGGTGGTTCTCTAACTATTTACCCTGCCTTAGCCTCTAGCCCTGGCGATGATGCTGTTGTTACGTTTCTTGGTGTGTCTGGTGCTAACTCCACTAAACAACGATTCCATGACTTTAACTTCAGTAATCTGGAGCAAGTTGTTTCTGTAGACGGTGTTAACTTACCTACAGTGTGGGACGAGACTAATGGTTTAGCTGTTGTTGATACTAACGCTGACCTTGTAGGTGCAAGCTCTGTAACAGTCTTTAAGAACCACATGCTCTTTGGTGTAGGTAACAAGTTAGTCTTCTCAGCTCCTTTCTCCCATACCGACTACACCCCTGCTAATGGTGCTGGTGTCTTTACATTCCTTTCTGACTTAACCGGTATTATCGTATTCCGTGAGAAGTTAATCATCTTTACAGGAACGTCTATTCACCAGTTGTCAGGTAACAGTGCTGCTGACTTTGCTATGTCTGACGTTTCAGACGACATCGGTTGTGTTGCCACAGATACTATAGCGGAAGTTGGTGGTGACATCCTCTTCTTAGGTCCTGATGGACTACGTTTCTTAGGTGCTACTGCTCGTATTGGTGACTTTAACTTGTCACTTGCTTCCCGTAGTATCCAAGACGATGTAACTTCATTAACTGATTCTGCTGACCACTTGACAGGAGCTGTTATTCGTGGTAAGTCTCAGTATCGTCTATTTGGATTTAAAACCAATCAGAGTAAAGCTGCAGCTATTGGTTTCATTGGTACTCAGTTTGCTGACCAAGAAGCTACAGGGTTTAACTGGAGTAAGACTCAAGGTATCAAGGCTTACCGTACTACATCTAAGTACGCAGCAGGTGCAGAAATAGTTCTCTTTGCAGGTGAAGACGGTTTTGTATACACGATGGAGTCAGGAAACTCCTTTGATGGTACTGCTATCAGAGCCTTCCTCTATACTCCTTTCATGGCTATCAACGACCCTCGCCTACGTAAGACACTCTATAAAGCTACAACATATTATGACCCAGAAGGTAACGTGACAGGTACTCTTACTTTTAAGTATGACTTCCAAAGACCTGACGTTATACAACCTCTAGTAGGGGGTGGTTCCTTTTCTGTACTAGGTTCAGCTATCTTTGGTGTATCTTCGTATGGGGGTGACCCTGAGACAGTCATTGAAACACAGACTACGGGATCCTTCTTTACGGTATCCCTTCAATACGAGTTCTTAACACTAAACGATCCTCCATTCGTAGTAGATACAGTACTGCTTGAATACGCAAACAACGATAGGAAATAAGATATGGGACAAGGTTACATCCGAAATGATGGCGCTAACAACATTGCAAACGGTAACGTAATTGATGCAGCCGACTTAGACGGTGAATTTGACGCTCTCGTAGATGCTTTTGCAGCTGCTACTGGTCACACTCACGATGGAACTGCTGCTGAAGGTGGTGCTGTTTTAGTCATTGGCCCAGCACAGGAGTTTGTAGGTGACGGTTTAGCGCTAGCCCCAAAGACCGATAATACTTACGATCTTGGTAAAGCAAACAAGTCATTTAAAAAGATTTACGTAGAGGCTATTGACTTAGGTGGTGTTAGTCTTACAGCCGTAGAACAGAACGCTGATGTAACAGATGAAACTAACGTACAGGCTGCTGGCGCACTGATGGACACTGAGGTCACAAACC